TCTAATCTGTCATCATGTTTAACGGCTCCTTTTTCTCTACACATTCTAGACATTTGGTAGAAGAGCATATACATGAGTCTTTTCTCAGGAGCTTCATCTTTATTAGAATGATAATCCCACTCTATTACTTTTTTGTCTACTACTAACCTGTGTTGGTTAAGGATAGGTTCCAGGGAGTCTATAATTCTGTCTTCTTTACGGACGTTAGCTCTAACTTCTTCTATGTCTATATGTTGACCTGTCATCTGTAAGTGTTTTTTAAATAGTTCACCTACAATTCCATCACCAAAGTTAGTTTCAATTACAAGTTTAGTAACGTTATACTTCCTACAACCTCTGAGAATGTTCAATAATGTATCATCACTATAACCGTCTCTGAAGGCTCTCATTTCATGAAGGTATAGGAATCCATTCTTTTGACTAATGAAGGCTGCTGTAGTCTCGTCTGTACCCCTTCCAGAGGGGTCTACACTGCATATAGTCTCAGCATATGGAGTCCATTCACCTTGAAGTTGCATTGGAGAGTAGAAATAGTCTCCAGGTAATCCAACTGTAGGTAATTCTTTTATTACATTAGCTGGATCTGAGCACCAGACAACTTGGTCTGGAGCTGTTTTAGGGTTAACACTAGTTACAACTAGATCAGCCATCTTAAGTGGGAACTTTTCAGCATCACTTAGAGATGTGTCTAATTGAAATTGAAGCATATAGTTAGACCGACCCATAGCAGCTTCACGCTCAAGTAGGTCGTCATGTGTAAAACGATCTGGGTCAGTTACATCCCATTCTTCTACTCCATCATCTAAATCTTCTTGTACTTGAGGAGCTAATAGTCCTTCATACTTTGAGAGTTTGTCTTTTCTTGGATATCTGCTTGGCCAAACGAACGGACGGTAGTTACGCTCTGCCAGCTTACGATAAACAGTAAAAACAGTCTGAGGAGTCCCGAGATAGCAAATACGGCTATCAGTTTTGGGTGTAAGGATAGATTCTGCTTCCGTGCAAAGTTGAAGAAGTTTCTCACGCATCATCTCCGTCATAGAGTTTCCTGGGACTTCGATATCGTCTAATACCATCAAGTCTGCCCGTGATCCAGTAAGTTGCCCAGTAATACCAACGCTTTTTACGCTTGGAGCTTGATGAGGAGAGCAAGCAACGTCGAAAGAGATCCTTGACCATCTTGCTTCGTCGCTTTTGGGTCTTAAATGAGTTAACCAAGGTGTTTCAATAATTAATTTCTGTAGGAAGATAGACATGTTATCTGCTCTTTCTTTAGAAGCAGATATAATCATAATCTTTCTTTCTGGATCGTTAAACAAAGTCCATAAAACGAATGCACCAGTAATCCAAGATTTACCGACTCCTCGGAAGGCTTGGATCTGTAAACGTTTAGGACCGTGTTGTAAGTAGTCTGCAATTGCAAATTGTGCTCTAGTTGGGGGAGGGAGATCAAGCTGTTGCCATAAAGCGGTCAGAAACAGCTTGAAATCGCTCTGTAGAGCCTCTAAAGGGTTCTCCATGTGTGTTTTATCATACTTGAGGAAACAAACCCGTAGGGGTCATTTTCTTATGCATTCGTTCGAGGTTCATATGGTTAAACATTCTGTTGTTAAAATCTCCAGGAACATCTAATTGTCTATTATACATATCATCACCACCTGCTCCTATTTTAAGATTAGGTTTAGGTGTATTTTTTATAATCTTCATAACAGTATTATTATTTCTCGTTCCTTGAGTTGTCACTCTGTTATCATAAGTCAGAGCTTTATGAGGCATATTAGGGTTAGGTTTAACGCCTGGCATTCCTTTAAAAATTCTTTGACCATATATTTTACCTTTTTGAGTAGTATCTGGATTAAATTCCCATTTACCTTTTGGTAAAGCTTTGAGATATTGCATAGCTTTACTTTTTAAATTAAGGAATTTATATTGATCTTTAGGATTTATAATATCTATATAACCTTTACCTTCATCAGGAAGGTAAGTTACTTCAAAAATCCCATCTGGACTACGAAAGAACCCTGCACCGTTTACTATATTTTTTCTTAAAGAATCTGTTATAATTTGGGTTAATGACATAGCAAGTTACTTACGGTTATGTGTTTTCTTAAACTTCAAATAGTTCTTACGAGCTTGTAATCTTAAAGCATTAGCTTTTGGACCTTTACCAAATGCTTTAGCTGCTGGACTATTTTTAGTATCTTCTAACCATTTCTTATCTGCTGCAGATGCTTCAGATGCTTTATAAATTTTCATCTGTTCAGAAGCTTTTGGCTGACCACCTGGACCCCACTCATTAGCTTTAGTAGATTTAGCTTTTGGTGTTTCTGTTTTATTTATCTTTATATCTTTTGTCTTTTCAGTTTTTGTAGTCTTTGTAGATTTGGTAGTCTTTGTAGAATCTTTTTTCTGCTGACCACGTACATGTGCTCCATAGCCTTCATCTTTCTTTGCATTTTTCTTAGCTTGATGAATTGTCAGTGGCCTACCTTTATGATCAGTTTCATCTGAGTAAACAAGACGATCACCTATATTTGTTCTTTGTCTTTTATCTTGATCTCTTCTATCTTGTCTTTTTGCATCTTTTACAGCTGTTCGATCTCTACGGGTTACTACTTTACCTGTACGAGTATCTATCGTAACCCACTTACCAGCTCTTCTTACTTTTTTCCAGTTCTTTCTGGAGCTTTGTTTAGTTGCCATGATTAATTAATATGAGAAAGGATCATCTGTTCTCTTAAAGGGTGATGTCCAAATGTTTGACGCATCCATCTGCGCCAATGATTGCTACCTTTGCCCTGGTTGCACTTTTGACAGGCTGGTACGAGATTACTTGTAAGATCTTCTCCACCATTTGTTTTAGGCTTGACATGATCAAGCGTGAGTTCTGTAAGTTCATAATTATTTCCACAATAAACACATGTACAATTAAAGTGCTCTTTAATAGCTCTTTTCCACAGCCGTTTAGCTTCAGGACTTGTCATGGTTATTAAGTTAAATAGATAGTGTTTAGGGCTAGGTAGTAATGGGGTCATTTACGAATTTTGAGTCTGCTTTTACGGTTTTTAGAAGGACTTTGTAAGGTCACATCTTTTGACTTTTTACTGCCTTCTTTACCTGGCTTATGTGCAACGTCTTTACCGTCACCATTACCGTAAGTACCTTTGGCACGATTCGCAGCATTAGCAGCTATTGTTATTGCTCGACCTTTACCTTGGTTGTAGCGTTTTTGTTGTTTAAGCCTTTTTTTACGAGCTTCAGGATTCTTCCTGTAGTACTCAGCTGTTTTTCCTGCCATAGAGTCTACTCTGTACTAGTTCGGGATCTACTTTGGGCATTACTGCTGCAAGCTTAGAGAGTGGGTTACCATCATATGCAATGCCGCTAATGTCATTAGTTTTAAGCCAATCACAGGCTGCCTTAAGGTCTTGGGTAGAAGCTTCGCCACTTTTAACCCTCTTTAGAAATTCTTTAGTGACGAGGTTATGTAATTCATTAAATTGGGCTTCAGTGGCTTTCTTCATTAGGCTTTCTTTGTTTTACGTGTTGTAGGTTTAGATGCTTTCTTTACTTTTTCCTGTAGTCGGCGCAATCTATCCATTTCTATTTGAAGTTCCTCTTCTAAAGTTTTCTTTTTTCTAGCCATTTTTAGCTCCCTGGAAATAAGTTCTTTTTAATCAGTTCGACTGCTTTATCATCAATGGTGTTGTCAGTTGAGGCTGCATAGGCTTCTAGTAGTTGTATAACTAATTCCTTAACAGCTGATGAGCTGAGGAACGCCATGAGGACGGGTTTGATAAGTAGTGTCATTATTTAGTGGATTTCTTAGTGGATTTCTTTG